TTTTTTTTTTTTTATTTTAGTTTTTTTATGAGGTTAATTCCTCGTTTTTCAGACACGCCATTAGGCCAAGAATCATTCTTTATTTATTGAAATGACATAATCTCAATCTCATCTTTATAACCACCAAAACGGACAGCATCTTTTGAGTACTTATGTCTAGATATTAAATCTGACCATTTTGGAAATCCTTTAACTATGTCATTTTCACTAATATGAGCAGTACGCATCAAACGTGTAATATAGGCATCCTTCCCCTCTCGCATTATTCGATTCATAAACTCTTGAAGAATCTGATGAATATTGCCATAAACAGCACGACTAAGATGCTTATACACATGCTTACAAAAATCATAAGCAACTCTATTGGTACCTTGAGTATCATAGGCCATACCAATTGATGACACTATATACTCAACCACAGACTTCGTATCAGCTTTACCATATGCTAACTTTACTATTAACGCACCAATTGGCCTATACGGCAATACTGGCGAAATCTTGTGGTCCCTTATTTCACTCGGGGTAAACACAGATTCTCGTGATACAAAATATCTTTTCAAAAACACTATTCCCGGCACACTTATCTCCCCTGAGTAATTGTGCGGTACAGTCAAAAACTTTGCTCTATGTATATCACGAATCTTCATACCCCAAAAAACTGCTACAAACCTTGCAAACCCTGTTTCATTAATTATATCATGTACATCTCTATGAGTAAATAAAACATGATCATCTCCGTAAACAATAATACCACAACGAAACAATCGATACAACTCACGCAACTGACTAACTCTCTCAGGATAACGCTCCATAACTTGCCGAACATACAAGAAATAAAGGAAAGCAACTATCCAGGAATCACCATGAGACGTCTCAAATGCACCAGATGGCATGCCACCATAAATAACACGCCATATAGTGCTAAACATATGTGTCACTTTAATAGACAGTCTTTCTGCACAAACTCTAAAAAAAAAAACATCTCAATAACTTGGCATTGGTATCAGTCATACCATTCCAATTGAAATAAACACTAGCCTGAGTAACATATAACATCAATAATATCATATGTATCGTAGAATCCAAATGCTTAAAATCTCCATCCTCAAAAATCACATTTGGATCATCAAACCCAACACTCATTGCAAGAGCCGTAGCCCCACCAAACCAAAAATTAATACCAATTTTTATCACTCTTCCTCGTTCCACCAATTGCCTAAACATTAGGCACATTGCAGCCATCAAATACTGAAACACACTAAGTATATAAAAAGGTCTAAGTTTCTGCGGTAAAGTACGAGCATCCTCCTTACTCATACCCAACCGATTAAAAGGTTCATCCTTTAATGAAATCTGAGCTGCACAATCTTGTGGAGTATGATAAGGATCTTGTAAAAATTTATCCCGAGTCTTATCCAACTCCTTCTGCGCATATTCCAATTGTTCCATTTTTTTTCCATTAGCACTAGCAATTACTCTAATGCCTTCAATCTCAGCTTCCAACCTAGGACCATTTCGCAAACCAGAAGCAGTATCCTTACGCACCTTAGCAACTGCATCATCTTTAGCCTTCTGATAATCCCATACCTGAGTACCAAAGGCTTTCCTAGTACCAATAGCATGATACAACATATCTAAAGCCCCTGGAAATAAGTGCTCTAACGACTTCATATTCTGTGTAATATACCTAGTGTTCTTATCAAATCGATCTAACATATTGGGTAATTTTCGAGGATACAAATTACTAACAGCATGCACAGTATACGTACCAAGCTCATCACCAGCAAAAGACAAATTGGTCCATGATAAAGCCCGCATACATAAAATTTTTAACGTAGGAGCACTGTTATACCCTTGAAAATCCTTTCTATCATAGTATCCATGCTCTTCCCATGGCAAACCTGTATAGGCTGTCACTCCAGCTACACGTACCTCCTTCCATATTGACGCCCACTCAAAAGCATAAAAAACTATTCCGTAAGTCTCTCGCCAATACTTCAGATCCCATAAACGATAAGCTGTTATAACTTCCTGAGGAGGTACAGGTAATTCACGCTCCGCAGGTACCCTAATGCACGGAAACAATGAAAAACCACCCCTCTGATTAGCTGGTATTTGCAACTCAATTCGAATTATAGCCTCCAAATACAATGGATCACCTTCATGCGCATTTATCTCTGCTTGACCTATCATAATCCATTTAGAGGATATTAGGGCAAAAGCCTCAATATACATATCATCATCTGTTTTAGCCTGCCCATTAGTTACACGTTTAATCACAGCAGTAAAACCTTTAAATCTGTCTTCAAGTAAACTAACTTGTAAATCTGCATCAGGAGTAGACTTCTTAGTCATTCCTCTAGATGTAACCCAACTCCAATCCATCCTTTTTGACTGAGCAATAGAGTACGTCAAGTACTTTATCAGGCTAAACTGCCTACCTAAACGACCAGCTAGGTAATTCGTGTGTCCACGAAAATCCGTCTCAACACGTGTAGTATTAATTTTTTAATTATAACCCGAGTAACACGCTG